AGGTATGTGAAAAGATTTCTAAGTACAAGAAGGCTGACAAGTACTCTGAATTGTATGGATTAATTTAAACTAATGACATGGAAACACAAGGTGCTGAAATTTTAGGAAAAGCAAAGAACGCATACAACTCTCTATTAAAAAGTGGAATGTTTTGGGAGTTTTACCCTAAACTATCTGGAGTATGGGAAGATGATAAGGACTTTTGGTTTGAAGAGTATGTGGAACAAATGGAAAGAATTAAAAACAAATAAACTATGGCACAACAAACAGCTAATCCATTAGGTAAATGGTATCCAACTTCGATAACATTTATAGTTAATGGGAAAAAATATAGTGGATATTCAGTTCCTATGAGCTTATTTTCAATAACGCTTGAATGGATAAGATTAAGTAAATTATAAACTATGGCACAACAAACAGCAGTTGAATGGTTAGTTGAACAACTAATACCCAAAGCAATGGTTACTTACGATGCAACAACATATAATGCAGTACAACAAGCCAAAGCAATGGAGAAAGAGCAGATAAGTAAGGCTTGGGATGATGGTGATTATGCCTATTTCTATTCTAAAGAAACAGGTAGAGATTTTGAAAATGGAGAAGAATACTACAACGAAACCTATAACCAAAACAAATAACCTATGAAAACAGCAATGCAACTCATGTACGATGAACTTATGGCATATGAATATACAATACCATTAGATTTAATTGTTAAATGTAAGGAATTGATTGATGTTGAGAAAGAGCATATTAAAGATGCTGTAATCTACGGACTTGATGAGGATGGGCATACCGGAGATTGGAAAATAAGTGTTGCCCAGAACTACTACAATAAAACATTTACAGATGGAAACTCCGGTACAAAAGCTGATTAGGGAGTATAACATACAAATCAGCGAAAAGGAATTAGAGAAAATAATTAAGGATGAAATGTTTCACTTTGCTTCAGCATGGACAGACGGGTTCAATACCGGTATGGCAGAGATAGCAATTAAAACATTAAACTTCCATAATTGGAGGGCATTTTACGAAGAAAAATATAACAATGGAAAGTAACACACTTAGGGTAGAGATTGTAAAGCAGATTCTGAGAAAAATAGAAGAGGCTTATTCAATGGCAATAGAACTTGGGGTTGACTGCGGAGTTGTTTCAAGAATTAAAAATTCTGCTACAATGATTGAGCCGTACTTCATTGTTGACTTGGTGCAAAGAAAATTAGGGGTAGAGATTTCAAAAAAGAACAGGAAAAGTAATGTGGTGGAAGCAAGGCAAGTTGCTGTGTACTTATTACACAAATACTCTAGAATTTCCCTTCAGCGTATTGCCCAATACGTTAATGTTGCAGACCATTCTGGCGTTATATACCACCTAAATAAGATTAGCGGACACCTTAAGTACGATGAAAGGCTACAAGTTCTTATAGCGTCATTTGAAAAAGACATAGCAGATTTTTACGAGAAAAAAAATAATGATGAAGGTAACGCTATTTAAGTCATTTAAGGATGTTGAAAACCCATATTACCTTGAACTTTCTACTATACTTAATGGCATTAAAGATGGCAGACAGAAGGAGTTAATAGAAAAAATACGGGCTGAATCGGATGAATCCCGAATTAGGGAGTTAAAAATGACATTGCCATGCGTTCTATTTGCTGGTAGGTTTGACATCCAAGTAATAAGAGAGAGGGAGGATGGGAGTTATTATAAGTCATATAGGACTGATGATTCACTTTCTGAACACTCTAAACTATTGCCGTTTGACATTGATGATGTAGACATCCAGAAGTATAAGGCTGAGGTGCATAAAGACCCGTACATTTATGCCCTTTGGACATCCCCTTCTGGAACTGGACTACATGGGTTGATTAAGATTGCTGATGGGAATAGGCATGACGAACATTATACAGCACTACTAAAACGCTACCCTGTATTTGACCCTACCGCAAGAAACCCGTCAAGGGTTCTGTTCTTCAGCTATGACCCAGACATTTATATAAACGAAAACTCCCAAGTATTCTTTGAATTAACAGAGAAGGTAGTTACGCAAGGCGTTACCATGACTTCTGGATTCACAGACTATAAAAGGCTTGGGGTAGCCGCTAAGATGATTAGAGTAGCCGAACAAGGCGGAAGACACAATGCCGTAATCAAATCAGCATACCTTGTAGGTGGACTTATTTCTGGGGGTATTGTAGAGGAGTATATTGGAACGATGGTTCTGGAGTATGAGGTAATGCAGAAGTTTGAACATGATGAGCAGGAAACAGAACTAAAAGCCGTAAGAGATGGGATTAAGGCTGGAAGGTATATGCCCATCAGCGACATCGACAGGTATGAACAGGAAGTTTGGCATGAGGTAGGTGCCATTGAAGATGAACTTTCTTTCCTTTCAAACAACAGAGCTGATGAGGAGTTCATTAGGAAGTACAGGGCGGGCCTAATTCCGATGGGTAAGCCATTTGGGTACGAAGACATGGACAAGCATTTACTCCTCAATGAAGGGCAGTTCTATGCGATTCTAAGCCATACTTCTACGGGTAAAACACAAGTTACTTTGTGGCTTATATTTCTTTCAGCGCTGAAGTATGACTGGTGCTGGGTTGTTTATACGGGGGAGAACAAGGTGGCGTCTGTTAAGATGAGATTCGTGGAGTTTTATGTAGGTTCAAAGATTAAAGACTGCCCAGAAGACTTCTTTCAGCAGGCTATGAAGTGGGTTAATGACAGGATTTTCTTCATTAATAATGACAAGATGCATGATTATGAGGAGATTCTGGAGTATGCTGAGTCGGTTTCTAAGTTCCATGCCGTTAAAGGACTGCTGATAGACCCTGTTAACTCTCTTAAAATGAGTGGAAAGGCTTCTAAATACGAGCATGAGATGGAAATGTACACCAACATGCTATTGTTCACAAAGAGGACAAACATAACTGTACTACTTTCTGTACATACAAGGAGTGAAAGCCAAAGGCAAAGGAATAAGGACGGTAATCAGCCAATGCCATACCCTGCAGATGCTGATGGTGGTGCGGTTCTGGTGAATAAGACTGACATTTTCATAGTAATGAATAGGAATACGCAAGACCCAGAAAGCTGGATGATTAACGAGCTGAAAATTGTCAAGCATAGGACAGCCGAGTTCACCGGAGGTGGGGTTACCAAGAATGGGGAGTCTATTAGGATTAAAATGCATAACGGGGTAGAATTTACGGATGAATATGGACACCTACCATTTGAAAGAGACTACCTAAAGATGGACAGAAAGCTGATTGACAAGGAGAGGGAAGAGGATTTAGACATAGAAGATTCATCATTTTAAACCTATAGTATGACTGAAAGCCAAAGAGAGAACCTATTTATGCTTTATGTCAGCGCTTCTAATGGCGCGATGTATGCTGATGATTTGGTTATGGATGAGAGAATAGACAAGTACGTTAGGCAGAACATAGCAGCTATTGCTAATAAGTTTCATTGGATTATGAAGGCAATGGAATTAAAAACAGACAGTTCAATACTTAGGACTATTGACACACTTAGGTATGATGAGGTGCTTAGGCTGATGATGAGTCTGGAAAGGGATGAGCAGGATGAATTAGAGTTAATCATTAAAAAGTTTGTAGATGGGTTGGGTAAAGTGTAAGAACTGCAAGAAGCTATTTACCCAGACTGTTTACAAGGGTAAAAAATCCATCCCTTTATGCCCATATTGCGGAACAAAAAACTAATTTTATGTACACAGACGACAGCATTGGAGACGCAAAGAGAGACTACCTGCATGATTTCTTAGAAAGAACCACCTATGATGATGAAAGAAAGCGAACTTTACACTTTATAATAGACGAACTAAGGCACAATCATCAGTATGAATACGTTATTAAAAAGCTGGAAATGAATGAAATACAAGACAAGGATAGAATTTCTCTTGGCTTAAACTATTCCCAGTCAGACATTAAAAAACGATTAAAATAATCACATGGGAATTACAAAATGCACAGGGCTATTTTGCCCAGTAAAAGAAAGCTGCTATAGGTTTACGTCAAAGCCTAATGAGTTATGGCAGAGTTATTTTTCAGTTCCTCCCTTCAAAAATAGCACGTGTAGTATGTATTGGGGAGAGGCTTCTGAATCTATTTTTAATCAGCTAAAAGACATAGTAAATGGCAATAGTGACGCACAGCATAGCGGAGTATATAACAAAGAATCAGCAGAGGAAGAACGCAAGATGGAAGATTGCTGATGGGGAGTGGAGTTTTGAGGTAGTAAGCGGAGTATGGGGAGGGGTAGAGTTATTTGATGAAGTCTACCCAGTTTATGAGTACCAGAAGTTTAATGACAAGGGAGTCAATCCAGATGGAACTAAAATTAAATAACATGATTAACAAACTACTTTGCCGCTTATTTGGGCACAAATGGAGGATTTCTTGGATTCATGGTGCGTCAGCAATAGGAAAGTGCAGGAGGTGTGGAGAACATAAGCATGACCTTATAAATGAGTTCCTATGAGAGTGCTGCAGATTGTGTACTTCTTTGTAGTAGGAATACCTGTATTTATTTTTGCCTATTCAGTAATAAATTTTATAAGTTTTTTGCTGAATAAAAAATAATCCCTATATTTGTCCTGTCAATCCGATTAGATAGTAAGAGTATTTATTCGGGTCTGATTTTAGACCTCTGACAAAGAGTTCTCTTTTCAAACCCACCAGCTCTTACCTGTGTGGGTTTTTTTATGGATTGGCTTGTAAGTAGCCGTCTACCTCTCAAAGTTCTGAGTATAAGGAATGTAAATACTTAGCCTTGTAAAAGATTCCTAAGTATAGTCTGTTAAATGTAAAGAAGGATGTAACTTTTTCCCTTTACAGCCGACTTGCCCGATTACCTATGTGACGGAATAGTGGCCAGTAAGTTGTTTCCTGCTGGGGGTAGGGGGCAACTTCTGCTCTGACCGACTACCCTCATAACCTTGTTCTGGAATAGATTACTCGTAACATATTTTTTATTTGTAACTTGCATAAACACACAAACAACATGAGAACATTTGAAGACGATTCGTTAGAACAGAGATTTACGGCTGCTAAAGAGATGCATAAAGTAGTGCAGCAAGTTATTGCAACAAAGGTAGATTTTACTAATCCAATGTCAGTACTTCAGCAATTAGGAGCAATTAACAATGTTTCAGCAACAGCTGCTGAATGTGAAGCAATGCTTGAGTTTCTTAATGACAAGCTTGCAATGAAGAAGTTAGCGGTACTAGACATGGAAACAAGAGGTGCAGCGGAGAAGAGAATAATCCTTAACAATGAAATAGGTAGTACAAACTTCTACTTAACGCTGATTAGATTGCTTACCAAAGAGATGCATTACGCTTCAGACAGATTGAGGACTGCATTAAGCTACCTTAAAACTGAAATGACTCAGCTATGATTTGCGTAAAATGTAAAGTAGAAAAGGATGAAAAGTTCTTTACAAGAAACAAGCTGAAGTTGAACGGGCTGATGTCTTATTGTAAAGAATGTGTGAATGGTTACAAGAAAGCAAAGCGAGAAGAGAATAGGCAACTAAAGAGTTTATACGAATTTTAATAATCAAAAACAAAAACAATGGAAAAGCAAAAGAAAATTTACTGCGGCAGCGGTAAGAAAAAGTCAGACACTTGGTTGCAGGTAACGGTAAACCCAGAAAAGTTTGCTGAATATGTACAAGAGTTTAATGGTAACAAGTTCATTAAGTTGAATATTAACCTTAAGTCTGAGCCAGACAAATATGGTAAGGATGTGGAAATTACAATTGACACATGGAAGCCAGACGGAAGTAGGCAAGCGCAGCCACAAAGCTATTCAAACAATTCTTACCAAACTAGCGGAGACATAGACAGTCTTCCTTTCTGATGAAATACTCTAGCAGCTTTACATACGACTTGCATATAGGCACATTGACAGAAGACTGGGCTAATGATTTATTTAACGGAAAGATTAAAGCTGAAGTTAAAGTAGATTCAATGGCGCATAGGACTGGCAATGTGTTTATAGAAGTCTTTTCAAGAGGGAAAGCATCTGGCATCAGCACTACAACTGCGGAGTTCTGGGTGTATAAGATTGAGGCTTCTGGTTCAGCTATTATAGTTCCTGTAGAAAAGCTGAAGTCTCTTGTAAAGAAATACCATGCTATTAATGGATTTAAGGAAGGAGGGGATGAGAATACATCAAAAGGAGTATTAGTACCTTTAATAGAATTTATATATGGCGATTGAAATAATTTATGGGTTTCCGTAAATTACTTATATTTGTATTATGGAAAAACTATTAAAGAGAAATGGGCATTTTGTAGACATAACTGGAAGTAGGTTTGAAAAGCTGATTGTGCTAGAAGATGGATTTAAGGAAAAGCATGAAATTTATTGTTATGTAAAATGCGATTGCGGTAATAAGTTTTATGTAAGAAAATCATGCCTAAAGAACAAAAATACTAGGAGTTGTGGGTGTATTCATAGGGAGCAGCTTATAAATAGAAACGCATCTCACATGATGTCTAACACAAAGATTTATATGTTGTTTCATAAAATGATTGATAGGTGTTATAGAAAAACAGAAGTAGAGTATCGTAATTATGGCGGAAGGGGAATTACGGTGTGTGATGAATGGGTTAAATCTTTTGAGTCTTTTATGGATTGGGCGTTTAATAATGGGTATAAAGAAGGTTTATCTATAGAAAGAATAAACGTAAATGGAAACTATTCTCCAGAAAATTGCACTTGGATTCCAAAAAATGAACAAGCGCTGAATAAGAGAAATTCTGTATTTATTACTATAGGAGGTATAAAAAAGAATATGTGCGTATGGATGAGGGAGTTTGGAATAAAGTCAGTTAAGCCGTATGTTGATTATAAAAAATATGGAGAAGAGTTTGTAATTCAAAAATACTTTAAATGATTGAGCTGATTTATGGAATCGAGGCAACATTTGGACAATGCCCTCCACCATCCACAATAGATGGCTATGGGAAGAAGGAGAAGCAGCAGCGCTTTGAACGTGTTGAAATACCAGAGTCTTTTGATGACTTGGAGTATGACGAAGACGGCAATCCCATATACGAAGAAAGTCATATAGAGTTCATTAAAAGAGAATGGGACAGAGTTACTAATGGGTATTGGTTCTTTAACAAAGGAACTCCTACCTACATAACTGGAGATTATTACTTCTACCTTAATTTCTGGGCACTTGAGAGTGGCAGCAATCCAGAATACAGGGAAGCTGACAGAAAGTTCTTTTTGTTTTATAACGAATGTTTGCTTGACCCGAATATTCTAGGAATTATACGGGTAAAGAAAAGAAGGGAGGGTGCCACCTCACAAGCTTCATGTATTATAACAAAGGCTGCAACTGCTGCGGAAAATGTAAGGTGTGGCATCATCAGCAAAACAGGTAAAGACTCTGAAGATTTGTTTCAGAACATGGTAGTTTATGGATTTAGGGCAATGCCGTCATTCCTTCAGCCAAGAACAGATGGTTCTGAAGACCCGAAAAAGAAACTCACCTTTGTAAAACCAAGCAAGAAAAAGTCTGTAAAGAAGGGATTGTTTAACAGAAGAGAAGGGCTTAATTCATTTATTGAATGGAGGAATACAGCGCTGAACTCTTTTGACTCTGGTAGGTGGAGTAGGCTAATCATTGACGAATCTAGCAAATGGCCAACAGAAATTCCTATTCAAGATTATTGGAACATTGCAAAGAAAACTCTGACGGAGGGTGCTAAGAAGGTAGGATTCTCGCTGATGATTTCAACAGTTAACCCACCCAACTCTGGAGGGCAGGAGTTTAAAAAACTTTGGGATGATTCAGACCAATTTAGGTACGGAAGAAATACCCCAAGCAGACTTGTTAGGTATTTTATGCCAGCAAACGAAGGTTATGCTGGGTTTATAGATGAATGGGGATTCTCAAAATCTGAAGAAGCTAAGGAGTATATACTTGAAGAGAGGAAGCGTTCAAAACAAGACCAAGACATACGAGACTACCCACTCAGCGAAATAGAAGCTTTTAAGTTTAATGATGTTGATTGTCACTTTAACCTTGACAATATAGAAAAACAAGAGTACTACCTAAAAGAGAATGACATACCACTAAGAAAAGGTAGGCTTTACATTGACGGAGAGAATAAGGTACAGTTCTCTGACGATTCAGCTGGCAGCTGGGTTATATATAAGCTACCTAAGAATCCTAACAACTTCATTATAAAGAATGGAGTAATGTACCCCGGAGCTTCTGCGACTTACGGAGCAGGATGCGACCCGTTTAGGCATAATATA